TATTTTGGCTTGCAGTTTTCCTAGTTGATCTGACTGCGATTCACGAGCCATGAGTTACTTACTGGTTCGTGAAGAAGTAAATAACGCAGTAGCACTACCACTGGTGTATGCGGTCATTATTGCTTTAACATATTCAAACGGCGCACACTTTTTGCTAAACAATCCTGTAGTAGTAGATGTAGCAGCATCGGTTGTTGCTGCCGCGTTACCAGTTTGATGCATCGCAAATTGGTAATAAGCGACACCATCGTTACTCACATAAAATGTGATAGTACCTACGAATGTTCCAGTAATCTGAAGTGATACATCGTCGGCGTCACTGACATCGAATACTGATGTCGTAGCATTTAATGCACCTAGGGTGCTAGTTGCTTCTTTTAAAATAGTCATAGTTCTTCTCCATCGTCTATTTGGGCTTCAATAATTAACTGTTCAGAAGCGCGGTAAGCAAAGTTAATCAATGCACCAACGCCAGCCCACAAGGCTGTCTTCCACACTTCAAGACCACCGAGTGCACCACCGATAAGAATACCTGTAGATGCAAACACGAAGGTTGCTACTGCTTTCTTTGCTGCTACTTTATAAATCATTTTCGGCTCCTTTGTAGTGCCAATCGATGTGACCTTCAAGACGTTCGTCAATCTTGTCAACCTTACCTTCTATACTTTGTAAAACTTCCATGTTAGCCCCATGTTGAGCCGTGTTCCTTCTATCAAACTTTGTTAACAAAAGCATCAAGGGTCCGCCGATCAAGGCAACAACAATAGGAACCCACATGAGTTAGATCCAACGCTCCCCAACAGGTTCCGCTTTAATACCAGCGGCTGAGGCTTGTTTCATCTGCACATCTTGACGTTGCTTAATTGTGTCACCATGGAAATCTTCCTTACCGTATGCAAAACCAAGGTTTACTGTAGACACATGACATTTAAAACATATGAATCCGCGACGTGGAACCACGTCAAAGGATACGATTCTGTCACATTCTAGACAATTAAATTGGCCCATAACAATATGTTGGATTCGTTACATTGATTTTCGTGTATTGTATGCACCCAAAGGTACAGGTCCAGTACCAGCATCGCCATGATGAATGAATCGAGCAAACCAATCCAAACTATATTCGATAACAGGTGTTTCTACCCTGTACTCAGGCAACCAGACATACTTTAACATCTGGTATGTGATAGCAAGGGACATCACTCTGTCGTCATGAGGGGAGCCGTGCATGCGACCATTAGGGTCACGGACAAAAGACCGCAGTTCCCCAATAGTGTACTCGTCCAAAATCTGCAACTCTTCTTCACGGATAGAAGCAGACAGTTCATCTATCGCCAAAGGCTTTGTAGCCTGCGTAGTACGCCATCCCAGCACCTCTGTTTGCACTGGTTGTCGTTGCTGTAGTCGTCTATTGCGATAAATGTTCTTGTAGTTGTATCTCTGCAACGCTTTCAGCGTTGTCAGACCGTGGTTGTTGCTTTCCACACCAATAAGAGCACCGTTATAGAACCAACCTAGGTCTCCTAGGGCATCTCCAAAGAGGTCGGGGTCCACATGACCGTGCCAGTGGGCGACGACAGTTTGAGTACGTGCTTCTATGACGTGAGCAGCGGAAAAGTCGCCATGTACCAGCCCTTCAGCGACGTCAGCACCAATAACATACACGCCATCTACTCTTGGCATCTCCCAAATAGCCAATTCTCCTTCAGGAGTAATCACATAGTCGCTTATTTTGCGGGCTGTGTTCTTCAAATAGCCTCTATCGGGTTCTTCAGTCTCTAATTTGGACAGCAAATCGACGTCAAAGACGGGGTTACCCGACTTAATGAAGGCTTCTTCTGAACTTCGAGGGTATTCTTGATGCAATTGCCAACTTGGCATCGTTTTAATCTTGGTTTCGTACCAGTTATCATCACGATCACCAGCGGACCAGGGCCAAAATATGCCTTTGAACAGGTTCGTTCCTGTTTGAGACCCTACCCACAGGTGATGAAAGAAGTTTCCGCTACCATTAGCGGTACTAAGGCATATAACACGTCCACCTACGTCAGCAATAGGCTCGATAGAAGCCCACGCTTCTTCGGCGTTGGGCAAGAAAGCCATTTCGTCCACAATAACAAGGTACACGGACTCGCCACGGGCAGGGTCGTTGCCTGAAGGCAAAGACTCTACCGCAGACTCGTTCGAAAAAGTCATCTTTAACTGGTTGTCTGAAGTCACTTGTGGACCGCGTTGCTTCATCCACTGGGGTAAGAACTTGTATCCGTATTTAGATTTCTGTAGTAGTTTAGCGGCTTCACGTTCTGTACGTGAAAGCATGACTACAAACCTGTCGGGCCAAAAGAAGGTCAACCAAAAAGCGTATGCGGCACCTAGGGTGGAAAAGCCAATCTGACGCGCTTTTAACACTACGCTGTAGCGGTTGGAGAGCCAAGCCTCAACAGTTAAGAGTTGGGCTTCTCGAAGATCAAAGATGATACGACCACGCTCAGGATGTTTGATACTCCAGTATGTGGTACAGAAATGCTCGAAGGCTTCAATCAACTCTTGGACAGAGGGTTCTTCGGGACCTCGACACTTACGCCATTCTTTCTCATTTAACAACTCGTTTAGTTGCATTGGTCGTCTTCCCTCATCCTTCGTGGCTTATGACTTGGGTCACACTCAGGGCATACGCCCTTGCAAAGACTCCAAGGAAACTGCTCCCCACACTTAGGACAAACCCACCAATAGATCATTACACAACGCGAAGTTGACGCGAAGCCTGCTCTTGCGAGGCTACAGCAGAAATCAATTCTTCCAAGTCTTTATCTGACAACTCACTAATATGGGTCTCGGACTTGACGTTAATCGTGGGGGGAGCCATTCGGTTTGTGGCTTGCAAATACAGTTGGGCAGCCTTAATGTCGCCGCCGATAGCCTTGTCGTATAATGTATCCAAAAGCCGCTGAGAACGCTCAGGAGATCCCTGAATACTGTCCACGCGAGACTGCCACTCTTTCTTGAAGAGTTCTTTCTTTTCCCATCTACGAAGAGTAGAACCAGCAATACCGATAGACTCCGCATAGCGATCTTTCGACGCTGGGACCCTTTCAGACGGTGCTGTACACAGCCAGGTGATATATTCTTCTTGGCGCGCATCGAGTACATTTTCTTCCAATCCCATAATCTATAGGCAACTTCGTTACCTAATAGACCATGTAACGAGTAACGCTATTGATAGGGGCCGACAGGCATACGCTTCCTACCGCAGGGACGGAAACGTATCTATAACCTATCAAAAAGAAAACTACGGCGACGACAAAGGATGGGTTTATGGTGAACTTTAAACGCAACGCGAAACCTATTGCTGCAGGTCAGCAGCAACGCAAGGTTAAAGGGTTTAAACCCTTCAAACCCCCTGTGGCTCTCGGGGGCGGTAGGAAGAAGAAATAATGGCTATCAGCAAAGACCCCAGGCTCGCACGCGCAGGAGTCACAGGTTACAACAAACCCAAGCGCACACCAACCCACCCCAAAAAGTCCCACATAGTTGTCGCCAAATCAGGAGCCCAAATCAAAACGATACGCTTCGGAGAACAAGGAGCATCGACAGCAGGGAAACCAAAGGCTGGAGAATCAGAACGAATGAAAGCCAAACGCGCCTCATTCAAATCACGCCATGGACGCAACATCGCCAAAGGAGCCATGTCGGCAGCATACTGGGCGGACAAAGTAAAATGGTAGATGTAAACCAAAGAACAACAATGCCTAACATTCCAGCAATAGTAGAGATCTTTTGGGAAGATCACTACGGGCTAGACGAAACATGGCATGAACCCAAAACCAAACACCACACCCGCATCCTCTCAGCCGTAGGATACCTCGTCTCCCAAGACGAACGCTACTACTACGTGGCATGCACCCTAGACCTCGAAACAGACAACTATCAAGGTGGCACAGCCGTACTCAAAAAATGTGTAATATATTATAATATAGTACAACTACCCCGAAAAGTAGCAACCATCCCCACACTACTAAAAAACGCTACCAAAAACGTATCCCCACCAGCGTAAATAATGCCAAAACCCCACTAGCAACAAAGGGACCGAAACAAAACCCGTTTTATATCACATTACAGATTTGGCTCTACATAGAGAGACTCCTATTATAAGTGGCGGGCGTAGGGCACCCATGCCATGGCATCGCTCATCTGTCGTCGCTTTCCCTTATCCACGCCACGACAGAACCTT